TCTGCTTTACCAGGGTCTTCAAAAACAACTTTACGCAATGGTAGAGAGAATACATTAGATGTATCATTCTTTTTATCTTTAACGCAAATACTATACTCACCTTCATGTCCATAGATGCATAAATCTTCTACACCATAGACTCTTGCTGCTTGGAATAGTTGTGCTATGTCTGCCTGAGGCAAGTCAAAGTGAATCTCTTTGCCAGGCAAGTCAGGATTGAAATCAGGGACTGTAGGTATGATATCAGGGTCACTATAATAGTAAGTTGTCTTACCTTTTGTATTCTCATCGTAGATGATTACTTTCTTGTCGTCAGGAAAGAAAAGTGTAGGTGTCTCAAACAATGAGAGTGCTCCTAGAAACAGTGGCAAGTCATAGATTGCCATGTTTACAGGGATGTATTCTTTAATATCAGTAAAAGAAATAATATTCTTGTTTACTGAGATAGTGTCAATAAAGTTTCCTGACTTAATAAGAATAGACTTATTAATAGTTGAAAAATTCTTAAGGAAGGAAACGGTTTGCTTACTAAGTTTTACTGTCTTAGGTGCTTCTTGCATAATTAATAATCTTGTGCTGCAAAGTTTACTGCTGCGTAATTGGCGTGAGTCTTTGTGTGAAAGTGCATGAGTAATAACCCATAGTGTAGCACCTTTAGAAGGTCTTGTCTAGCACTTCCTTTCTTGTCATAACGTGAAGCATACTTTAGAATGTTACTTCTACAGAATGCTTCAGCGTCACCACATGCTTCAATCAAATCGAGAGTTTGGATACTATCATCACCTGATGAATAGTGCAATCCGTATGTCGAGGAGACATACTGTGTTAACTCCTCGATAAATTCTTTTTCTCTATACTTCATAATATCAGTCTGCTAAGATATTGTCAAGGTCAACTTCACCATCTATCTTATCATACAATTCAAGGAATGATGCTTTTGTTTCATCATCAAAACGATTGAGACATACTTTGATTGCCTTCAAACGATTACCCCAGATACTGAATGCACGAATGATGTGGACAAGACGACGTGTAGAAATGATTTCATCAACACCACCATCTTTAAATGTCTTACGAATCATGTCTGCCCATGCAACAAGATTCTTGATGAATGCATCGTCACAGCAGTCCAACTCCTTGCAGTAGTTGTGAAGCATCTTAACCTCAGTTTTAGGAGAGGGATACTCTTGCTCGAAAGTTACAGGGAATCTCTCAAGGAATGCTTCGTTGAGGACATTTGTGCCGATGAAACGACCATCTTCACTACCCTTACCTTTTGTGTTAGCAGTAGCGATGACATTGAATCCTTGAGCAGGAGTTACTTGCACACCTGTCTTCTTAAGGTAAACACCTTTACCTTCTAGGATAGATTGTAGACATAGAATCTTGTTAGATGCAAGGTCAATCTCGTCAAGAAGTAGGACTGCACCTCTTTGGAGTGCTTCGATTACAGGACCGTTGTGCCATACTGTCTCTCCATTGACAAGACGGAAACCTCCAATCAAATCATCTTCATCAGTCTCAACTGTAATGTTGACACGAATCAAGTCACGTCCTAGTGCTGCACATGCTTGCTCTACACCGAAAGTCTTACCGTTACCTGACATACCTGTGATGAATGCAGGGTAGAAAATCTTGGACTGAATAATTTTCTTGATGTCAGAGTAGTTACCGAAGGGCACATAGTTTGCATCCTTGGATGGCACAAGTGATTGTGTTGTAACTTCTGACACTTGAGTCTCTAGTTGCTCACGCACTTCTGCTACAGTGAGATTCCACTTGCCAATGCCAGTCTTGTATGACTTCAAGCGTTTTTTGATTGTAGCGTAGGAGCAACCGAAGTGGTCAGCAGCATCTAGCAGTTGCTGTGTGTTTACTTGCTCTCCAAATTTGTTAGCAAGATAGTCTCTTGCATCGTCTGTGGTCATTGCGACTGGCTCGAAAGGCATAATTGTTTCTTTGTTGTGTATACATCTATTATACACACGCATGAGCATATGTGAAGCTTAACCATGACGGTTTTCTATCTGGCACACGCAGGTAGTTGTCCTTAACCCAAGGTTTACTTGCAACATATCTACGATATGCAGTGATGGTGTCTATGGTGTCATCATATTTGAATACGTCAGGCATCGCACGTGCGAATGGAGTATGTTTATCTGGGCAACCGTATGAATATAGTAATCCTGCTAATGTTATACTTCTCTCACATGAGTGTGTCTTTCCGTATCTATATGTATACTCGTTACACAAAGAAATACCATGCTGAATTAACCACTGGATATTGTGGTCGGATTCTGCAACCCATTTTGTACATGGGTGATTGCGGAAAGCACCCTTCTCTGTTTTGTAAGGAGTGCCATCCGCTTTGAATACGTGACCTATATTATGATACCAACTACTGTATACAATACTGAGCATTTGACAACACTCTAGTGGCATTTTGACGATGTGTTTGTCAGGCAGTTGGAATGCTGCCTTGGCAGGGTCATCGTCAACTGCAAATACATTCATGCTATCTGTTTAATAAATGAGGATAAGATTGATTTGTTGTTTGACTTAACCTTGAGTGATTTCTGGAATGCTTTTTTGATTTCTGCATTTGAAGCTTCCTCATCAACATCGAATGTTGAATCACCATTCATAGATTTAGTGCATAGGAAGTAGTGCTCATCGTATCCTGCAACTTCGCAAGCGACTGCTCTGTTTTTCTTCCATACTTTTCTCATCTTTTCAAGTCTATCACGCTCTACATATCTGTCAAGAGTGTAAAAGATATCTCTTGTAGTGCCTAGACGGAAACCCAAGAAGTTTACGTAAGGATGACATGCTTTTAGGTAGCGTAGACATGCTTCAGTCAACTTGTATGCACCTTCGGTGTTGAATGTCTTAGCACTCTTACGATGACGTAGTTGAGTGTTTTGCTCGATGCAAGTGAGAGTCTTGTGCTGACCGTCTCTGTAGTCAATGGTTGTCCATCTACGTGACCACTGTGCTTCACCATCAGTTAGCAGAGCAACATTTACTTTCTCTACTCCATACTTTGATTTGAATTTAGGGATGTAGTGATTGAGCACACATAGTGATTCGTTTAGTGGTGTGCCACCCATAGAAAGAATAGATGGGACTACACTTGTATCTGGGACGTTTGGTCTGTCATAGAATCCTCTGTAGTATCTGTTGTAAGTGATAGCAGATGCAATTCTGAAGATATTTAGAGCAGACTTTTCAAAGTCAGCGTTGTTTTGCTTACTGTTGAATAGACCTTGTAGGCAGAAGTGAGCAGGCACATAGATTGTATTGTCTTTTTGACTCTTACTATACTTGATGTCATCATAGTCAGCAGGAAGATGCTCACCAGTATCACTTGCGAAACAGAATGCTTCAAAAGAAATCTTTGCTTTTCTGCAGAAGAGTGCAAGAGATAGAAGTTGCTTGGTTGTGTCAAGAATACACTCATGCATTGACCCAGACCAGTCTAGGATGAAGACAAGACCGTGACTCTTACCATCAGTGGTGCGAGTTACTTTCTTGAAGATGTCTTCGTTGTATTTGTATGAGAAAAGTTTCTTAGTATCCAATACACCAGTCCTAGAAACAGAAGCACGTGCATAGGATGTTGCTGCTTTCTTCATTTCAAACTCTTTGTTTAAGTATGAAACCTCACGTCCAATCTTTTTCTTGAATTCTCTGTATTCTGAGTCAACAAAAGACCAGTCGATTGCTTGATAGTATTCATGCTCAGGGTTAGTGAATCTATCCATTGCCCAGTATTCCTCACACTTGTCTACAACCCAGTCAGGTGAAGACATATGTGCACTTGCATCCAACTCAGGCATTTCGATGTATTTTGTTGCGTGATACTCAGAGTGAGATGTCTTCTCGATTAGTTTTTCCTCTAGAGATACATCGGTTTTAGCATACAAGTTGCCACCTTCATAACCACCCATAGGTAGTGGTGACTCACCCTCTTCAGTTTCACCTTCATTCTTACCTTCTTCTTCTTGGTCAGCATCACTCTTTCCTTGTGGTTTGGACTCTTGCTCAACTTCTTGACCTTGACCTTGAGCAGGCTCAACAGAGTCAGGAGTCATACCTACATTTGCGTTACCTTGCTCTGGTGACTGCAATTCTTCCTTCTCTTGCTCTCTCTTTTCGTGCTCGTAAATAGCGATTGCACACTGAATTGCATCGTCAAATGATTCTGCACGTCCTACAGCGTCTCTGAGGGGTATCTCAGCGTCTGTAAATGGAAGAATAAAGTGAGCACCAATCTTGTAGTGAAGGTTTACTCTGTCAATAAGGTGTAGTTGGTTTGGGTCTTCGTCTTTTACACTGAAGAAGTCATCTTCATGCAACTCTGCATAACCTTTATAGAAATCTTTGTTTACGCCTGGAAACTTACGCTTCATCAACTTCTCAATACGAGCATCCTCTGTCACGTTGAGGAAAGACTTGGGGACATCCTTCAATACTTCTTCCCAGTCTTCATTAGGAGTAAACAATGCATGACCTACCTCATGCTCAACAAGCATGTCATACACGTGGTCGGATACATCCCAGATAGGAAGAGAAAGGATTCTCTTTTCTGTGTCAAAGGATGCAGTCTGACAAACTTTGTGCTCTACTGTGAGGTTTTCTGTTGCGAGGAGTCTTGCGAGGTTACCTTTTACTTCTTGATTAGACATGTGTGCTTCGTTTGATATACTTCATTATTACACGAAAACCGCCCCTTGGGACGGTTGAGTAGACACTTTATCAACTGGTTGCGTCGCTTCCTTGCTTGACGCAATGCCTGTGGTTTTAGGTGTCGTTTCTTTTCTTTTTTAGAATGGTGTTGCCAGTTAGGTGTCGTCATCGGTCACTACCTTTGAAAAATCATTAACCTTCTCAAAACGTAAGGTGGTGTCAAATTTATCTAATAATATGTCACCTTTGTGTGAAATTACAAAGAAGTTTGTCTTGGAATCTAATCCTCTAAGAATTTTAAATAATTCTTCTGTCGATGCACTGTCCAGAGATGAATCAAACACCTCGTCCAGTATCAACAGGTTGGTTGCAGCAGAGTTTTTCATCTTTGCTATGTCTCTCCACGTAAACAGGAGGGACAAATCAATTTTCTGCTTCTCACCTTCAGAGAATGATGCGTATGAAAACTCATCACGGAAACGAGACTTGA